ACCAACATGAACTCCATGTCCTGCAAGCTCATGGTCTTTAAACTCGTCTTTGTATTCAAAGCTATACAAGGTCAATCCGTTATTCATTACACCGATTGCTTTAATGTTTTCTTTGGTGCGTGGGTCTGACATAAACGCAAAAGTACCTGCGGGAGCCATCATTGCAGCACCACCTAAACCAAATAACCCTTGATTAAGATTAGCTTGTGCGGCTTGTCTAGCATTAAAATCACCCATTGCTGCGTTGTATTGCATACCAGCAGCACCTAATAAATCAGGGCCAGCAGTAGTTGCTTGTTGGGCAGAATTAACAAATTGTGGGCCTTGCACTTGTGCCCCAGTACGCACCGCAGATAAGGTATTTAATGGCTCATTTCTAAGGTAGGCTTGTTCTTGCAATGCAGATTGGCGAGCTTGCTGACCAACACCAAAACCTTGTGTGGTAGCACCTAACAATAGGTCGTTTTCTCTTTGTGCTTGCATACGCATAGCGTTTTCATACGCTTTAGAGCCAATGTCAATACCTTGATTAGCTAACTGTTGTGCCAAACGGTCACGGTTTTGCTCAATCTGTGGAGCAAGCCGTTGCATATAGGCTTCTTGATAGGTTTGGCTTGGATTAAAGCCTGTGCTTGGCAGTTTGCTTGTATCAAACGGAGTTGCCAACATATTTTCTACATAACCCAATCCTTTGTTGGCTAATGCACCAAGTCCAATACTGGCTTGGTTTTGATAGTCAAGAAGTTGCTGTTGGGCAGGGCTTAAAGTTTGGGTAGCAGTCCAAGTAGGGTTGCCGTATGGGTCAGCACCAGTAATTTCATATTTTAAATTACCGTAAGGCGTAACTTGATTAACACGGTTAGCCGCAGTCGCTTGGCGAGCCGCATCAATGTTACCCGCAGCCGTTTCTTGTGCAGCAGCCCTGTAATCAGGAGCAGCAGGGGCACTCGGAGCAGGCCCTAATCCTAAAAATCCACCACCACCCATACTATTCTCCTTTGTTTAAGGAGCATCGGATGTTAAGAAACCGACACTCCTCTTTTCTCATAGCCATAATTACCAAATCCCCTTCCATGTGGGCATCAGGTATTTCAGCTACAACCTTAAAGCCCAAATGTCGGTTTAACTTTAGGGCATCCGTGTTATTAGCACAGATTTGCCCTAGTATAACGCTAAGTCCAAGTTTATTAAAGGGGTAATCAAATGCCGCCCATAATAAATCCCTACTCATCCAGTTCGTTTCAGCCAAAGAGCCAATGTGCATTTCGCAGGCTTTAGGCATGAAATTACAGTACCCAACGACAGCTACCAAATTACCATCTTGCAACTGACCGATACATTGGGTGGTTTCAGGTAGGGGAAAGTTAAGCACTCTAACCAGCCATTCCCCCAAATATCGCTGATTTTCAGTAGTAACAGTCCTCACAATACCCTTTTCCTTTTATTTAAAGAATTTTGCTGTGGCGTTGCCCATCTACAATTTTCTTTAAAGTATCCTAAATCATTGTTTATTCTATCAATTTGTGCAGTTTTAAAAGGTGGGAAACCCATATCATTTATATAATTTTCTACTGATTTCAACCAATCATCACAAACTTTTATTCCTCTTGCTCCGTAATTGTGATATTCAGGGTCATCAGGCAAATAACATCTGCTTACCATTCTTCTGTATCTGTAATACATTGTTGTTTTGCTAAAACCGTGCTTTTTTCTTCTTTCGCCAGTTTTTTCATCTTTCCAGCAACCGCAAGAAGTGCTTAAACCGCTTCGCAAATTGCCTACAACAACTTCTCTTTCTGTACCACAATCACATTTACACCAAACCATTTGTTTCATGGCTTTTGTGCGTTTATCACTTTTTGCTACAACCAAATATCTACCAAATTTTTGCCCAACAATATCAACGGGTTTTGTCATATGTAATCTCCTATAACTGATTACATTATAACACACCCCCCCTTTCCATTACATAATCGGTTGATGCCCAATGAAACTCAATACCTTGCGATGCCACATTCAGGCTAACTGAGCCTGCGTAGCCGATTCCTGTCACGCCTTGCCATGTCTTTGTAGTGACCAAACCACCGCCCCAGTTGGCGTTATCCCAAGTATCGTTATCCCATTCACCAGTTTGTAGGATAGAAGGATTAAAGGATATTTGGTTGGTTAGTTCTACCGTGTCAAAATCGGTGCTTAAACCGCATAAAACGGTCGGTAAGCCATTATCGGTCTGTAGGATAGGGCGTACCATTGTGAAGCGTTTTTGTTGCCCTCTGCTCTCAAAATACGAGTAGGCTTGCTGTACAAACCCCTTAATGTTTGTGCCTGCATCGGCAAAAGTGTCATAAAACTTGCCTACAAAGCCTGTAGCCCCAAAATACATATCATCGCCTTGCAATTCCCAACAATTAGCGTTGAGATTTGTAAACCTAGACCATGATTTTGTAATGTTGTGCATTACATATTGCTCAGAACCCCCTGTTACAGGGATATTGACGATGAGCATATTGACCTTAGCAAAGTAATTCATTTGCCAACCGTAATTGGTGGCGTACAAATCAGCAGCTTGGCTAATAGCGTAGAAAATCTTGTCGGTAATGTTGACACGGGGGTCTAAACGGGTGGATTGTAAGCCTGCCGATAGGGGTACAAGCCCATCTTCGGTCAAAAGTAGGATGTCGCCACCGTATTTGAATACGCATTTACGGGCAAAAGTCTGTCCGATTGCCCAAATACCCACCAAAGCCCAGTCATTTGGGTCGGATGGGTCAGAACCCTTGTAAACAGCGACTTCTCCGTTACTTGTAACGAAAACAGCTAGGTCATCTACCCCGTAACCAGCATCAATAGTCCAAGTTCCCATTGCTTGCAGGTAGCCACCCTTTTTAAAGATGCCCCCAAGCGGAAATTCGGTGACTGCACCGTTAATACTGTCAACAGGCAAGTACCAAAAGCTCAAACTATCCTTTTGTACAAAGTAAAGACGCTCTTTAAACAAGTTTACATAGGCAAAATTAGTAGAATTTAGCCCTGTAATGTAATAATTGATTGTGTATGTGCCTACCGTTGTGGCGTTTCCCGCAGGTGCGGTAGCCATTGTGTAGGTAAATGTTGATGCACCTGTTACAGTTATGCGATAAGTGCCATTAAATTGGGTAGGAATCGCCCCACTTATGGTAACTGTGTTACCTGTAACAAGATTATGTGGGTTTGCAGTCGTTAGGGTAGCGGTTAAATTGCCTGCACCACCCCTAGTAATGGTAGAAATGGTTTGTGCGGTAGATGTAGTAGCACTTCTTGACCACCTTGTACCATCATAAACGACCATTGGGTCAACTCCGTTGACAGCAGGCATAAAAGAACCGCCCGCAGTCGTAATCATGGAATGAATCCACTTACCATCGGTGTTACCTGTTAGGCTTGCAGTAGCTGTAGAAGTGCTTGCATCGTAAATAATCGTTGAATTGGCAGCAAACAGCTTGCTACCTGTTGGGCTACTGTAATTCATCAGCGATAAAACTTGCCCTGCAATACCTGTTGATACTTTGGTATAGCCTTTTCTAAGCGTTACATCTGTTGGTGTAGGAAAGAAATTGACCATCTGAACCGCATCGAGTGGGTTCATTTCTGCCAAAGAATCCCTTGCGTTCCAACCACCAATAGGGGCTGGCAAGGAAGCTGTAACTGCCCGTCTTTGTTGAGCTACCGCCATGTTTAAGTTCCGTAGCCAGTATCGGGAATGTTAGCGTAACCAATAAGCACCTTCGTTGGGTATGGTGCAAACGACAGGTTAGCAGAGCCTTTATCGTTGGCTTTAGCTACATTCAGATAGCGGAAATAGTCTTGTTGCAATGCAGTAGTGTCAAATCCTTTGATTTGGAAATACTTAAGTTTTGTGCCTAAAACCATCACCGTATCGTCAAATATGGTTGTGTCGGTATCAGCCGTAAAGCTATTCTTTACTTGGTCGGTAGCACTTCTAGCCCAGCCTTTTGAGCGGTACTCAAAACCTAAATACTCTTGTGTGTTGTATGGTGGCCAAATTTGAAACTTATTGCCTAGAATACGCCAACGAATACGAGGGCCAGTCGAAATATAACCCGACTTTAGCCATTGCCATTGCTGTGCATCTTCAGGGCCAAGCATCTGCCAATGCTTTGTCTTATCCCAATGGGTATTATCCGTAATGGTTTCAAAATCAGGCGGTAATGGGTATTTGGTTTGCGAAAAGGTAAAAGTTACGCCTGTGTATGTACCACTAGCTAACTGGCTCATAACAATAGTGGATAACCCTGTGCCTGAGTTGTAAGTTACGCTTGACACATAGGTATCTTGGTTAATGCCTGTGCCTGTAATGGAATAATTGCTATTTAGGGCGGTAGCGTTGCCTGTTACAACAATGTTATAACTTTGGTCGCTAATCGTATCGCCTACAAAGGTCTGTGCATCGGTGTAAAACCGATACTCCAACTCTAGGGCTTGCCAATCGTGTTCCTTAACCAAGTCATAGCCCACTCGATTCATTAGGGCTAAAACCTGTTGAACATCTTGATTGGTATTACCTGCAACATAGCTTGGAATGGCAAGGTTTAACTCGCTAGTGGTCTGTTGCACAAGTTGGAGCATCGTTGATGACATAGTTTAGGCTTCCTCTACGGATTCCGCTTTCTTTTTGCGGGGTTTCTTTTCACCAACTGCCGCAAGTATAGTCGCCATTTGCTCTTGCATTAAAGCGAGCTTCGCATCAGTTTCTGCCTTAATTCTAGCATTTTCCTCGTCTTTTTGGGCAAGTTCTTGCTTTAACTGATTAATTTCTTCTGCTCGTTTGGTGGCTTCTGCGGTTTCTTCGGCAAGGTTTAGGAAAGTTCTAGCCTTATCACGGAAGGCATGGGGCGACATACCAGCAATCATGCCAATGCGTTGAAGCTGTAGGTCAGAAGCGTTAGCAATGGATTCTACGGTCATAAACTTTACGCCCCGTAGCTCTTGGGCTTGCGATTGGCTGATTAAAGGCCATTCTTCTACAGGTGTGCCGATGATTTCGCTATTAGAATCTTGTGTTACTTGATACTGTAGCCATTGGCGTGGAAAACGCTGTTTGTGGCTTTCCTGTGCGTAGGTGTCAATCTCTGTAAGGCTGTCACCAGCGACCATTATTCGTACAAAGTCAAAGTCCTTGAATATTGGTCTGCCTGCTTCATTTGATTCATGCTCTAGTTTGACTGCTCGCTTATAAAACTTAACTGCCAAACGAGAATCTGCGTCTTGCATATCGCTTTCTATTGCCATTTTAAAACTCCCAAGTGGTTAGGATACTACGGTTAAAAAAAGAAAAAGGAGCTACCCCATTACGAGATAGCCCCTTGTTTTTACTACAATTTTTGATTAAACGCTAGTAGCAGCGAACCAACCAAAATCACCGCTAGCCATCGATGCTTGCGACATATAAGAACCGCCTGAAGCGGAAGCTACAAATGTAGAAGCATTGATTGAGCAAGTTGCGGTTGATGCACCAATAGCTGCACCTGCTTGTGCGAATACATAACGCTTACCGTCATTGCCAAAAGTTTCAGCACCGAGAGGGCCAAACTGAGGGATAGCAACTGCGGTAGAACCGTTGGTGTACGCAAAGCTAATAGGCGTAGTATTGTTTAAATCAACTCCCGAAATGGGAAGAACTGAGTATGCCATGATTATTTTCCTTTACTAATTAGGTGGTCAAAATACCTTGCAACTGAGCGTTGCTGGTAGTTAGGTTTCCAGCCCAACCGTAGAGCTTAACGATAGCGTCTTGGTTGATGGCTTGACGCTCACCACCGATAGGCACGAAATTACGCTCTTTGTGTGGACGGAAGAAAATGTAGTTGGTGTTCAAGAGATACATATAGTTGTCATTCTCTTGTTGACCAATACCACCACCGAGTACAACATCAGCAGA